ACTGCGTCGCCTGGTTGCCGTACCAACTGGGCTGCTGGCTGAATGCCTGCGCACTGTACATCTGCACTGGCTGCGTGCTGTACATCTGCTGGGGCTGCACCGGCTGCGTGCTGTACTGCGTCGCCTGGTTGCCGTACCAACTGGGCTGCTGGCTGAATGCCTGCGCACTGTACATCTGCACTGGCTGCGTGCTGTACATCTGCTGGGGCTGCACCGGCTGCGTGCTGTACTGCGTCGCCTGTTGCCCGCTGTTGAGCGCCATCGGCAGCGTGTAGCCCCAATCATCCTGCACCGGCTGCTGCACATACGGCGTGATCTGATAGGTCGTCGCCATCACTCCCTCCCCTGCTGCAATCGCAGCATCCGCACTTCTACCAACAACGCCCACAACAGAGAGAACAGCGCCGCCACGGTAATGCGCTTCACCGTCCAGCGATCAGCCTGTGTCTCCTTCTCCCAAACGCCGAGCGCCACCCGTGCGCCCTCGAACGTATCCGCCGTGTCCGTCTGTGTGCTCTTTACCATCTCATCCCCTCATCATTCCGGGCGGCCCGCCCATCTGTCGCCGCAGCATCTCCTCTGGTGGCAACTCCTCTCCTTGCATCTGCTGGAATAGCCCTGGCGGAAGCTGTCCCGCCGCCGCCCCCAGCAGTAGTTCAGGTGGCAGCCCGCCCACCATCGCTGGCGGCGCTCCCCCTGGCCCACCTCCCCCCATTCCTGGCGGCCCACCGGGCGGCATTCCGGGCGGCCCACCCATCGGCGGCCCACCGGGCGGCATTCCTGGCGGCATTCCTGGCGGCCCACCTGGCGGCATACCGGGCGGACCACCTGGCGGCATACCGGGCGGACCACCTGTCCCCTGGCCCCGCTCTTCCATCTGCCGCGCCAGTTGCTCAAGTGGCGTGCCTTTGACGAGTCTCTCCCAGTCGTTCGGGCGGTATTTCTGCAATGCTTCCAACTGCGTCTTCGGCCCCAACTCCCCGGTAATCAGCCGCTCATACGCCACGCGCAGCGCCTCATCGTCCGGGAACTCCTCGCTAATGAACTTGTCCCGGTACGTCCGCATACTGGCGATCCCCTGCTCCACCATCCGCATACCTAGCGTTTGCTTTTGCAGGTCGTCGAGCGTCACCGCGGGGACAAGCGTCACCATATTGTTGTAGGCGCCCTGGATGTCTTCCGGCGTCAGCACCTCCTTAAAGATACTCCCGCTGCGGCTATCCTTGCCCCAGATCGTCACGCCCTGGCTGTCGGCCATCTCATCCACCAGCGCCAGCACGATCTCATTCACATGCTCCAGTGCGCTCTCCACGTTATTGCGAATCTGGGCGATGCGTCCCCGTGCCTGGTCTGCCAGCACGTTGACCCCATACCCTGCCTTCATGTCGCCGCTCTCCCCATACATCACGCCGGGGAAGGTCGCCATCTGCATGTGGGTGTCCAGAATGCCGAGCATGTTGTTGGCCAGTGGTACGTTCACGTCTGCGCGCAGCACGTTGACCTTCGTCCCCGCGGGGATCGGCGTCGTCTTCCCCGGCCCAATCTCCAGGTCGGGCACCTCTACCCCCATCTCATTCTCGACCAGGATCGCCGGCCAGAAGTACGCCAGCAGCCCCGTCCCGATCTGGCTGGCAAGTCGGCACATGTACGGGTAGATGTCCTTTAGCGGGTGTAGGATGCTGTAGCCCTGCCCGATCTTGCTGTCAATCGGCGCCGTGTCGCCCAACCCTAGCACAATCGGGATATGCAAATAGTCCGTCGCCACCGGCTCTTTGGCGAACTGGTCGTCGACCACTACCGCATTCCAGATCGCCCCTTCGTCACCCACCCACCACATATCGATCACGTCGAGCTTATCCTCGCCCTTGTTCCGTCTTTTGCGCCTGGCGCCCTTGCCCACCTCCAGGTTGGGGAACATCTGCCGGATCGAACTGACCGTCTGCGGGTCTTTGTAATACGCATACTCCACATACAGCGGCCCACGCTTCACCCCCACGTTCAGCGGATCGAGCGTCCGCACAATCATGGGCAGGCTGGTCTCCTTCAAGCGTTCCGGCATCTGGTCGAAGACCCACAGCACCTGGAAGCAAAACCGCCCACGCACGAGCGCCTGCCACACCGCATCAGCGATCACATCCCGCCCGGCCTGCCGATTCACCCGCTGCCACAGCGCCGCCAACCACCGCTGCCGCACCTGCGCCGCCTGGTCGTCGTCCTCTTCAGCGAGCTCGCTGGGCACCTCGATCCGCGGGTGCGAGCTGATCAATCGCTGCGCCAGATGCACCACGTTGTACGCAACCGGCAGCGTCACCTGCTCCTGCCCGTCCTGCTCGATTGCCTGCTTCGGCGTGCGGTCGAAGACCTCCATATTCCACATGGCTTCCCACGTCCTGGCCGCCGTGCGGTACTCCCCCTGCTTGGACTCGATAGCGTCCACCCACTCTTTAATCTCGTCTATCGTTAGTTTCATAAGTGCTCCCCTACTCTGCCGCCTGTTGGAATAGCGCCAACTCTTCCGGCTTTACCGCCTGCGTGATCCGTCGCTCTGCGATCTGGTAATATGTCTTGTCCAGTTCGATCCCGATAAAGTCCCGCCCTTCCAACCGGCAAGCTACCCCCGTCGTACCACTCCCCATGAACGGGTCGAGCACCACGCCGTCGACCGGGCACACCTGAATCAATTTCCTCATCAGTGCCGTGGGCTTGCCCGTTATGTGATGTTTGTCTGCCTGTGCTACCCCCAACCGGATCACGCCATCCCACGGGCCGGTAGCATATTCGGATCGTGTTGCTCCCTTCGTCCCCCATAAGATGTATTCGCACTGGTGCCGGAAGTACGCCGTGTTGGGCGGCCGTGCCGCTTCGGTCTTATCCCACACCACAATCCCACGCCATGACCACCCGCCCGCCTGTAGTGCATCGGTAGCCGCTGGCAACTGGCGCCAGTCAGTAAACATCAGCACATACCCGCCCGGCTTGGTGACTGCCATTGCCTGCTGAAGCCACAGCGCGCACCACATGATCCAACTGCGTTGATCCCGATTGTCGCCGAGGAACTCAGGGCGCACCACGTTGGTTCCCGTCTGCACATACTTGCTACTGGTGTTGCCATTGACACGATCACCCCGCGTGAATCCACCCGAAGAATAAGGTGGATCGACGATCACGGCGTCCACGCTTTCTGGCTCCAGCGTCCGCAGCACCTCCATGCAATCGCCTTGATACAGTCTCAAATCTGTAATCTCCCTCTACCCAATCGGCGCCCGCTTCTTCGCAGGCCCCACCGGCGCTACAGGTTGCAGGCTCATTGCCGCATCCACCATCAGCATATCCGCCATCAGCAGGTCGTCGTGCCCCTCACTCTCTGGCACATATACCCGCACCCGCTGATTATTCTTTGCTTCCATCCGCGCGTGTCCCCGCTGCCACCACACATGCCGGTGTACACTGCCCTTGTCCGGCTCCTCTTGCTGTGCCGTCTCAATCGGGTCGAAGCCGCTGGCTTTGTAGTCGAGGAACCGGGACCCGTTGACCAGGCTGATCAGCTGGAATGCCAGACCGGTGTGTGTCTTCCACGCCCCATCGAAAGTCACCGCGGTGACCCGCTTCCCCGTCCCTGCGTCAAGCGCCTTGCCAAGCTCCAGCGTCCCCGTTGCCCCAATCCCCGTGCCGTCGCTGTGCATCAGGTTGACCCGCCACTTCCGCTGCAGGATGTCGTAGAGCGTCGCCTTCAAACTCAGCGGATGCACATTCACCCACTCATACCGCGCCAGCGCCCGCACCACGGGAACAAACAGCCCCTCCGTCTCCTTCACAAACGACACCGCACCCACGCTCAGCGCCACGCTATCCCGCTTACTCTGGCGCATCAGGCTGGAGATCTCCCCCGCATCCTCATCCGCCCCAGCCCAGTCCAGCCCGGCCACGATGATCGATTCGCTTTCCCGCTCTTCCTTCTGGTTGTGGTCGCCCATCATCTGCCGCAACTGGGTCTCGCCAAACAGCCGCCCCCGATTCTCCAGCTCTTCGAGAAAATACTGCGTGCGGATCAGCGGATGCTGGCGCCCCAGCCGGCGCACCTCCCCCTCGACATACAGCCAGTACGCCGGGTTCTCTTCGCCCACCAACTCCGGCAGCACCCGGAACACCCTACCCGGCAGCCGCCCTTCGAGGATGTCCCGCTTCGTGCTGGCGAGCAGCGTGTCGTTCGTCCATGTCGTGCCGTAGAGAATCAGCGGCGCCGCCGTCGAGGCCCGCATCGGGGCGAAGTCCTTGTTGAACTTGTCGGCGTCCACGTCCTGCGCTTCGTCCACCTCCAGCGCCAGGCTTGCCGTTGCCCCTACCACGCTGGCCCCAGGGTCTGCGCTCAGGAACGTAATCCCCGCCCTGCCGAGTCGATACATGTAGCCCATGCTGGGGCGCACCTTGAGAAACGGCATCCGCTCCGCCGCCATCTCTGCCCGTGCCGCAAAGCGTAACTTGCTGTTGACGATCTGGGGCTTGAACGTCGGCGCACACTTCACCAACTCCCCACCGTGCGCCCCATGCCGTGCCAGCACCGCCACCTCCAACTGTGCGCTTGTCTCATTTTTCCCGCTCTGCCGCGGCTGTTCCACCACCAACACCTCGTTGCGCCGCTCGGCGATCATCTCCAGCGCGTGCTGCGCCCACTCCACCTGGTAGCGATATAGCGGATAGCCGATCACATCCCGGCTGAAGAGCGCCACGTCACGCTGGTAGCGGCGCAGCGCCAGCACCCTATCGATGATCGCCGGCGTACTGGTCGAGGACATACTCCACCTGTTGCAGCCGTTCTGCCAACGTGTGAATCTCCTGGCTGTACTGTGCCTCCAGCGTGCGCAACCGGAACGCCAGGTCTTCGAGTTGTGCCTGTGTGCGCTCTGTCCCCGTCCGCAGGTCATACGTCCCATTGCTGGGCGTGTCCTGAATGTGGAGCAGTAGGTGCGCTTGCGCCGTTCCCGCCGATGGCGCCCACGTGTAGTCGTCCCCATCGGCCGGCGTGGGTCTTTTTGTCACTCCATCGCTGCTTTCCACCAGTCACCCTCCAGTGTTCCCTCGCCCGGCGCCGCGTCGCTGGCCTGGTCATCCATCCCCAGCAGCGCCAGCGCCTCATTGTCCTTGATCGCCTTCAGCCTGTGCTGCGCCTCCAGCCCTATATCTTCCGCCATCTCGATGCGTAGCACCGTCAGCCGTGGCAGCTTCGCCCGTGCTTTCGCTTTCGCTTTGGCAACATCCGCCAGCCCTTCTTCGGCGGCCACCTCCAGCACAGCCCGCTTTGCCATCTGCACCGCCGTGCGGAACGCCCCCTGATGGTGCCAGCCCACCTCATGCCATCCCCCTGTCTCGTCCTGCCAGCCCCGCCCGCTATACGTCTGCGTCGAGACCAGCTTCCCCGCCCCGATGTACCGCCACGGGATCAACGCCCGCCCGCCCGTGTACTTGTCCCTGAAGATTACGCGCAGGATAAGCTGCTGCTGCTGTTCGCTCAACTGTTCGAGCGCCTGCACCAGCTCATAGGTCAGATAGCGGACTGCATACGCTGGATACTCCATACTCAGGATTTACTCTGGAAATCTTCAACCTACTGGACGGGGCGACGACAGGCGCCCACCCTGCGCCCCTGTCGCTTCCCCTTGTCTATGCGAAAGGGGCGACGCATAAGCGCCGCCCCTTTCGCCGTACCTGTCCATCACAAGGAGAACCCCAGGCAATATGCTTAACGCGGCGACGGCGCCAGCAGACCAACCATGCCGGCGATTGCGCCACTCCCCAGCGCCACCACCGACGTAGGCACCTCCACCCCCAGCCCGGCCAGCACCAGCCCGCCGAGCACAGACGCCACCGCCACCACCTCGACGGGTGCGGGCAACATCTGCGGCAAATCATTCATGCGTCACCTCAAGGGATCAAATGGCGGAGGGCAGGCCGGTAGGGGAAAAGCAAAGACGGGCGCCCCACCGGGCGCCCGCCCCCCTGGTTGTGATCTCGATTGTAGCACGTTCGTTCTGTGCGTGCTACCCTACTCCGTCCACTGAAACCCGCCCCCCTCCCCTTCCTCATCCTCCCCCATCGCCCACGCCCGCACCTGCGGCGCCTGCTGCTGCTCCACCCGCAACTCCTGCCGCGTCACCGCCCGCGCATCCGCCAGCGCCGCCCGGTAGGACGCCACCCCGATCTGCGCCTGCGCCTGCTCCCTCACCCGGTACGCGCGTGCGTCCTCCCGCTGCACCGCCGACAAGCTTCGCAGCGCCTGCACATTCGCCTCGTGCGTATCCGCTGCGTAGTGCAGCGCCGACCGCCAGATCGCCGTCGTGTGGCGAGACGACCCGACCCACAATACAATCGCCAGCGCCACCCCGCCCAGGGCGAACACCGTCACAATAGCGATCTCCCGCCCGAACGATTCGACCAGCCACCCGAACGCCAGCCAAACGCCGATCCCGATCAAACCTGTCCACAGCAGGGAGATCATCATCAACACAATCGCATCGCTCAGCCTGCTCTTAACCTCCATCAGTACCGTTCCTTTCGCGGCTTGCGCCGCGTCGCGTACCGCCGCCCGAACACACCGACCACCGCCCCCGCCAATCCCTGCGCCGGCGCAGGGGCGCCCCACGTGGTGCGCGGTCGAATCGGCGCCACCTGCGGCCCCACCACCACCACGCCACCCTGCCCGGCGATCAGGCCGGCAGCCCACCGCGCCTGCGATGGTCGCACATGCACGCCGTAGCGATTCTCCCCCTCGAAGTCGTAGCGACGCCCCCACACACGCACCCCATGCGCTCGCAGCATTATCTCGATGGCGTCGCCGGTAGGCCCGATCCATTCCAGGTATGCCCCGCGGCCATTCGCCAGCACGCACACAAGATCGTCCAGCCACTTAATCGGATCAATCCTATCCAGCATCAGCGCATCCCCATCCGCAACACCGGCGCCAACCCTCTACTACTACTACCGTCGCCGCCCTCCGTGCGCCCCATCTCCCCTGCGCCAGCACTCGCCCCTGTAGTAGTAGTAGAGCTCTCCAGTAGTTGGATCGCCCTGTCGATCTTCGCCGCATACGACCCGGCATAGGGCTTGCTCAGCGCCTCTTTACACATGGCGCTCTTACTCGCCCCCTGTTCCCACAGCCGCCGAATCAACCCCGCAATCCGCGTGATCTCATCCTCTACCCGCTCTACTCCTACCGTAGCAGGCTCTACTACTGGCAACTGCACAGGAGTAGAACCCCACTTCTGCCCGATCACGCCCACCAACGCCGCCGTCGTGCCCCCGTCCAGGTAATACGCCTGCACCCGTTCCAGCCGCCCGCCATCCACGTACAGGAACGCCCCGGCCCCTGGCAGAAATTCCGCCCCCGTCTGCTTGCGTCCCGTCGCCAGCGCCGCCGTTGGCCCGTCCACCACCTGCCCGACGAGACGCACCGCATAGTTCGCTTTGTCCCCGATCAGCCGCACGGTAGGATGCTGCGTCGCTGCGATCACATTGACCAACATGCTGCGCCCCACGGCCAGCACGGCCGCCAGCAACTCCAGCGACGCAGCGTCGAGCTGCGCCAACTCATCGATCACCAGCACCAACCGCGACCAGCGCCCGTGCCCGGCCGCCACCCGCCGCTGTAGTTCGGCGTGTACCGTGGCCACCGCCCGCTGCGCATCCTCCGCCGTGTACGCCGCGCCCTCCGTGTGTGGTAACTGGGCGAACGGCACCATATCCAAATGCTTGCGATCCACGATCATCATGCGCAGCGCATCCGGCGCCGACGAAAACGCCAGCGACGCCAGCATCATCCGCAGCATGGTAGACTTCCCGCTGCCCGTCGTCCCCGCCACCAGCACATGGGGCGACTTGTCCAGATCGAGCACCAGATCGGCCGCGGGCGTCACGCTGTAATTGCGCCCCGCCACCATCCGCCCCGCCCCCACCCGCATAACCGCACGCCGCCAATCCAACGGCCGCGGGTTGGGGTGGGCCACCTCTAACGCCAGCGGCATCCGCCGTAACCGCACCGGCGTAGCGCACCGGCGCCCGGCGCTCAACCGTTCGCCCAACTCATCGAGCACACCCTCGATCTCACTGATCCGCTGCGCCGCCCCCGTCCGCAGCCCATACGCCACGAACGACGACCCCGCCACCAACGTGCGCGCCGGCGACGTTGCCGCCTGCACGTCGAAGTGGGCGAAGGTCCGATTGATCGTCGCAATCTCCCGGCTCAACAGCCCCTCGATCCCGTTGTCCATGCGTACCTCCAACCAAACAAAAAGGGGCATTGCTCGTGGTGCAATGCCCCTGCTACAATGTAGCAAGTGGGCGCCACGAACGCCCACGTCCCGGCCTGGTCAGTGTGTCCGCACCGACCAGGCCACTTTGCTAACTCGCTACTCGATCAACGCCTCATCCAACACCCGCCCCAACTCCTCCGCCCGCACCTCCGCCGCGTCCAGTTCCGCCTGCGTCCAAGTGGTATCTGGATGTGTCCGCCGCCAGGCTTTAAGCGCGCGGCCTATAGTCGGATGACGCTCAAAAATATCCCCTTCGCGCCGGCGTTGATGGAAACGTAAACGTATAGCACCAGGCGCCGCCCCGGACAGTTCGACGCGCAGCGCGTGATCGTGCGCCAGAAACACCAACCGCGTTAGATTGTCAAAGTCAAACGTCGAAAGAGGGCCACCATACACAATCTCCATATAGTGAGCATTAGTCCAATCAACTCGCTTCAGGCTTCGTCGCGCAGGCCAGTTGTGCAGACCACCCACCAACGCATAGCAGACCTCGGCAACCACAAACCCCAGCGCGCTAACCGTTGCAGGATCGATACCAACATCACGAAAGCTCGACAATAACCGATCTCTAGTGTTCATCCCCACCCCTCGCTTTCCCCCTCCACCACCTCGCCACGCAAGAGCGCCAACTCCCTCTCCGTAATCTCCAGCATCTTCCGCAGCCCCCGCTCACACTCCCCCGTCGCCACGTGCCGCCCGGTCAAGTCGGCCCAGTTGTGCAGATCACTCTGCATACCGATCAGCCGCACCCACCACCGCTGCAACTCCGCTTCTCGCTCACTGACAACTCGCTCAGTGGGCGCCGCTGGCGCCGTCTGCATCACCTGCAAATCGCTGGCCGCCAACGCCTGGCGCTCCTCATCCGTGGCGAGTACCTGCATCAACGGCTGACCCGCTGGCTTGGGCAACCATCGATCAAATCCAATCGTCACCTCATCCGCCAGTCGCAACACGCAGTCGGCGATCTCATCGACCGTAGTGGGCATCACACAGACTCGGCGCCAAAACTTCCCATCCTTTCTCTGTGCCTCTCGTCGCATGTCGTTGGCCGCCCAAAGCGCCTCTCCCTGATTCATCGGGCGCATATAATGCTGCATGATCTCCTGCTTCACGCGTTCCTCCAGCACGGCGCCGCTGATCAGCGCCAACCCTGCTGGCTGTGCAGCACTTGTGCCAGATGGTGCTGGCGCCGCCCGGTCATCGTCCCGATAGAACCGAATGCTTTTGCGCACCTCCGCCACCGAGGGCGACCGGCCTGTGCTCTCCGCCTGTTGGATCACGGCTTCCCGCACCGGCTCCGGCGTCGAGTCTGCCCCAATCAGGTACAGCACCGACGTACCCAAATGCGACAATTTGTCGCTTTTGCCATCCAGGTTGGCGGCCACACTCATCATCCGCTGTGCCGTGCGTACATTCATCCCGAACTCACGCTCGCACCAATCGCCAAACTGCCCGTGATCCAACAGCCGCTTTACCTCGCCCAGCCGCTGCCCGATCACCAGCACGCTTTGCTGCATCTTTCGCCCGCTGACCAGGATCTCCACCGCCGCATCCTCCACCGCCTTGCGATGCAGCGCCGGCACCTGCCCATAGTCCCACTGGAGTTGCGACCTTACCTGCTTCCGCTCCTCCTGCTCCGGGTCCATCGCCAGCACCACGCCAGCATAGTCAATCTGTTGCCGTGCCATCCTGCACCCCCATCGCCGCCAACTGTGCACGCACGAAAGCCTCATGTAGCGCGTGTCCATCCTGATTCAACCCGTACTGATCGAGTTGTAGTTTGTAGTGGGCAATTAGATATTCCGTGTGCTTCGCCAACTCCTGGCGCGACTGGCGCACCTCCGCCGCCAGCGCAAACAACACTCGCAACTGCGCCCGCTGAAACTTCGTATCGCTGGATGGCTCCAGCCCGGCCTCAGAGTACGCCACCACCTCACGGTCAAAGTCCCCAATCGCCGTCAACGCCACCCTCAACGGATCGGGTCGCCCTGCATCTTCACTCATCGTCCACATCCCTTTCCGGTCGAAACCGCAACCAACGCTTAAAGCACTCGTCATCACCGCACGTGCCCCGCTTCACCCCGTCCGGCCACACCCCCAGCGGACGCCGCCTGCACACCGGACACGTGTTCGTCGCCTGGCTCCAGCGGATCACCACCATCAGCCGCCGCTGCGCCGCATACTGCGCTGCCGTGTACGCCATCGCATCACCCGATAACCACGCCGGCGAGCTCGTCTGGCATGAACCGCCGCCGAAGCTCCTCCGCAGTCGTGCCGTCCACGCCGACAACCTCCTCCGGGCAGTGCCGCTTCCACAACCCCGACAGCCGATCCGCCGCCGTGATCTGCGGCTGGCCGCCGCGCTTCAGCCGCGCCGCCAGCACATACACGCTTCGCACCTTCCCGGCCTGCACGTCGTCGAGCACGGCGAACGCGTGTGCCCGCACCACCTCGAACGAAAACTGCCGCGCAATCGCCACGGCCGTGGGTGAATCCATCCCGAACGCAGGGTCGGTTAGCAGCGCCACCGTCCGGGACTCTTCGGGCGTCAGCCCGCCGCCCCCCCCAGACCCCCCAGGTAGGTAGGTAGGTTGATCTCCTACCTGCCTACCTACCCTACCTACCTTATACTGTTGGCTGGGCGCGCGTTTCGCGCGCTCAGCGCGCGCCGTGTTGGCTGGTTCAGCATTTCGCGCGCTCAGCGCGCGCCCTTCGTCGCCGTCAACGTCGTCCGTGTTGGCTGGTTCAGCATTTCGCGCGCTGAGCGCGCGTTCGTCCTCTGTGTCCGTGTTGGCTGGGCTAGCATTTTGTTGGCTGGGCGCGCGTTCCGCGCGCTCAGCCAACACCGGCTGCGCATAGAACCCCACCCGGATCACCTCATTGCGCCGGAACCACAGCACCCCCGCCGCGTGCAGTTGGTGTAGATGTGCGCGCACCGTGGCGTCGCTCTCCGTCCCGGCCAGCGCCCGCGCCTGCTCGTAGGTCAGCACCACCGAGCGCGCCGCATCCGCCAGCCGCGCCATACGCACCGCCGTGCGGAACACCGGCGCCGATAACTCTATCCGGTCAAGATGATCGAGAAGCTCGTCTAACATCACAAACCACCCGCAGCCCCCGCCGCCACCACGAAAAACCCCACCACCCCCACGATCCCAACGATCAGCATCACATAGAACCACCCGCTATATCCCTGCTCATCGTTCATCGTCCCGATCCTCCTCCCGCCCGGCGATCACCCCAGCCGCCCACAGCACCAGCGTCACCGTCACGCCGATCCCCAGCCCCGCCACGAACGCCAGCACAAATTGCCAGGTCATCGTGGCGCCTCTGCCACTGCCCTGCGCAGCCGCTCGATCTCCTTCACCGCCGCCTCGATCAGCGCCCGCTTGACGGGGCGTGTTGCCAGCGCGTGGGGTGGCGTCGTCTCTAATATCTCGCGCAGCCGCGCCAGCACGTCGCCAACACTTCCGTCGAAGTTCCTTCCGTATGTGATACCGCTGCCTGGTGCAGTCATAAGCGATCATGATCCCCTCTGTAAGAATGGCATAAACACACGATGCTCGTAGCATCCCCACTCCGTATCCGAATGGCATGGCCCCGGCCCCACAATCGGCCCCGCCTGCCACGCCAGCGCCGCCGCCAACCCAACCGCCAGCAGCCTACGCATAATCTATTTCCCTCCACGCCAGGTTGACCCGCCCGCTGTCGCCTTCCCACACGGCATCGACCAGCCCGGCCGCACTCAACGCCGTCACCGTCTGCCGCCACTCCACCGATGAGCAGTCGAACATCTGCGTTGCCGCAAACATCGACACACTGACGCGGCCCGTGTCGTTACTCAACGCCAACAGCGACGTAGCGATCAGCGCCTGCTCGTCCGTCAGATTCTCCGCTGTCAGGATTCGCACCCGCAGCGCACCCTTCACCCCACCGCGCAGGCCAGGCGGCGGCAATGCGATAGGCTCTTGCATCGTCCGTCCTTTCAGTGCTATCATGGGACCCGCATACCTTTCTGGGCAAAGCGCCCAACCGGGGCGACGAGTCGATCCACTCGTCGCCCCCTTTCTTTGTTGGCGCCGGGGCCTACCGGCTCATGGCGTGGCGCCATGCAGGAACGGCGAGTCACCTGCATAGCTCCGATCTGCACCCAAGCTCCTGTTACCCCAAATCGAAACACGTGCAATCCGACCTCGACCGAGCATTGCCGCCGTCCGCTTGGGTGCAGATCGGACTCGCCTACCGGAAACTCACCACCGCCACCACCTCCTCGTACTTCACCCCTAACCGCCGTTCCACCGTTTGAGCATCGGGTAAGTGATCGCCCCGCTGCCGATCCCACCGCTGGCGATCTGGCGGCCCGTTCCGATCCGTCAGTCGCTTGATCTCCGCCCGCACCAACGCATCGAACAACGCCGTCTGCTCCATCTCGCACACCTCCGGGATCACATGCACCGCCACACCTGTGTCGACTTCCAGCGCGCACCGGGCGCACAGCCACATCGCATTCGTTCGATTCGTGCGGCTCCTGAAAATCCCCACCGCTGTTGCCGGCTCCCCACACTCACAGCGCGCCGCCGTCGCCAGTTCCTCTCGCAGCCATCCCGGGACCTTCAACGACTGCAACCACTCCCGCATACCTACTCCGTAAAATCTGCTAAAATGAGGGATGACAGGCCCGGCCAGGACAACTGTCACCCCTCAAACGGGGTTCGTCCGTGCTGCCCGGTAGAGCTTCGTACCCTCTACCCTGGCAGCTATCCCACCGGGAGGCCCTGTCATGTCTGTTTACGATCTGCTCGATCTTTACCTGCAATCCCTCGCTGCCCTCAACCGCAGCCAGCGCACCATCGATTGGTATGCTGCCGAAGTGCGCCGCTTCCTGCGCTGGCTGCAAACCTCTGGCCTGCACAACGGCAACTGGCTCAAGCGTGAAATCATCGAACAATACCTCGCCCACAGCCGCACCCCTGTCGAGTCGGGCGGCGCCGGCAACCAACCCGCCACCGTCGCCGGCCACTACCGCGGGCTGCGTGGCTTCTTCGCCTACCTGGTCGAGCGGGGCTACATCGGCGCCAGCCCCATGCAGGGCATGAAGCCGCCCCACGTCCCGCCCAAAGAACCACGCCGCACCCAGTTGGACGAGTATCTGCTGCTGCTTGACAGCATCCCCGCTGCTACCTGGGTTGACAACCGTGATAGACTCATTATCAACACACTGTTTCTTTGCGGCGTCCGGCTTGGCGAATGCACCCGGCTCACCGCCTCCGACTATCGCACCGCCGATCATCTCCTGCGCGTAGACGGCAAAACCGGCGTCCGTCTCGTGCCCCTCCTCCCCGCCGTCGAACGTGCCTTTGTCGCCTATTTGTTCAGCAGGCCACACAGTGAGCAGCAACGCCTCTTCATCGCCGCCGATGGTGCAGGTAACCCACGCCCGGCCTGCATCCAGGAGAAGGGCATCTACCAAATGCTGCGGCGCCGCTGCCGGCGTGCTGGCGTGCGCTTGCTCAACCCGCATAGCTTCCGACATGGCTTGGCAATGCACCTGCTCAACAAAGGAGGCGACATGTCGCTCGTGCAGAAAGTGCTCGGCCACGCCCAGATCGGCACCACGGCGAAGCATTACGCCAACTGGTTGACCGAGGGTTTGGTCGATGAATACGCGGCAAGAATGAAGGGCATTGGAAAATAAAAAACGCCGGGTAGCTAGATACCCAGACATATGATCTGGGTATCAACCCCCGGCGTCGATAGAAGCGCCAATTGTGGCTCTGGGTGTCGTGGGTTCAATCCCCACTGGTCGCCCCAATCCTTGCCGAGTTCGCTTGGTAAGGTACAAAATTGCAGTGAGGGCTACGGTATCTTGCTTGGCTGCGGGTGCCGTAGTCCTCCAGCTATTACTTGGCTTCTTCTGTTACGGGCGGATTGAACGTCAGCCCATTCTGTGTGGCCCATTGGACAACTGCGTCGTGCTCGAAAACCCAGGTGCCGCGGAAGTCTCGCTTGTGTCCTGGTAATCCTCGTGTCTGCGCCCAGTGCCTCACAGTCCGTTCATCGACGTTGAACCCGTCCGCAACCTGCGAGACTGTGTAGTGCATCGGTTCTCCTTTGCCGTATTTGCCAGAATAGCCAAATACAGAGTACACCCGATCTAAATCCCTTGTCAATAGGCAAATCCAATGGAACTCCTAGCACTTGTCATGATCTTTGCTATATCGGGCATGGTGATTGGCTGGGCGTCAGGCTTCCTGTATGGATTATTCGCCAACACCGAGATCAATTTATCCGAAGCTGGCGAAGTTGGCGGAGCGTTAGGTGTGACGGCATACTTGGTCTACATGCTGTTTGAACTAGTACGGCGTACATTACTGTAAAAGAGGAAACTACCCGATGAAACCTATCATAATCGGTGCCCTGATCGGTGTTAGCGTCTCCATCGTCGCCAACCTGGCTGGCGGCCACGGCTGGCCGGATGCAATGGAAGGCGCTTTTTTCTGTTGGGGACCACTCGGCGCCGTACTGGGTGCGCTCTGGACTTCAAACGAACAACGGAAGAAAAAGAAGAACTGATTACCCTCACCTTTCGGTGGGTAGGTCAGGGGAAGCCTACCGCCAATACAATCGTCCCCACCCTCCCCAATCCTTCGCTCTCTGCGTAATCTGCGTAATCTGCGGTTCACTCCCCGGTTCACGCCTGCCGCGCCGAAATCCCTTGCAGCCCCATGCGCAGCACCGTCTCCCGCTGGTACTTATCCAGCAGGTCAGCCTCCCACAACTCCGCTACCTTCCAGATGCGCCGCCCCTGGTACCACGCACCCTGTAGCCGTAGGCTCACCGTCCGGTCATAGCCGCCCTTCCGTGCCAGGCTGTGCCAATACTCCCCTTGCACCTGCCAGGCCACGCTCAGCCCGCCGCCCACATCCACCACAAAGTCAGGCAGCAGCCCGCCGCTAGACCGTCGCCCGCCGTACAGCATCGCCTGATACGTGAATTTGATCCGCTCCTTCTCCAGCCACACATAGCAGATCAACTCCGGTATTGTCCCCGCGGGATACTCCTGCATCAGCGCCAGAATCCGCTTCACGAGCTTCTCGTCGCCATCTAGCGCCCGCAGCAGCCGCACCTCCGCCGCGTCTCTCAGATCGACGATCCGGTTCTTGCGCAGCCCGAAGCGAGGGGCGAACTCCTTCCGCTTCTTCCCGAACCCCTTGATCGTCTTCGACTTATCCGTCTTCCGAAACAACGCCGGCGCCGCTTTAGCCAATCCCTAATCTCCCATCTCTGCGCAATCTGCGCAATCTGCGGTTAGTTATATGTCCCCACCGTCACCTGCTCGACGGCCACCTCGAACACCCACATGATCCTGGCTGCCTGTTCCCCTGCCAGCCATTCATACTGGGCGATATTCTCAGCGCTGCCCGTCGCTTTCACCTCATACTGGTCGCCGGTCACATCCTCGAAAATAAAGGGCGCCACCTGTTCCACCAGCCCGCGCAAGTGGGCGATCATCTCCGCCGCCGTGTACATGTTCACGTCGCCGTCGACCATCTCCTGGTCGTCCGAGATCGTAATCGCCAGGTTCCACGCTCTCCGGTCGGTCACCATCGGCAGCAGCTTCACCGCCACCGCTTCGATCTTCGGCGTCTCCGTCGCCGTGTCCGTGCGCAGCAGCAGCCCCAGCTTCAGCCACCGCCCGCCCGGCCGTGTTGCGTAATCACTCCAGCGCAGCTCCTCGCCGTCTTCGGTCAGCGTGCCCAGCGTCGTCCACGTCGTCGCGTCGGCGTCCTGATAGTAGATCACTGCGTCTGTCGTGCCCACCATGAACTCGCCGAACCCCCGCACGCTCTCCCAATCCTTCAACAGTTCGCGCAGCCCCGAATAGATACGCCCTGTCTCCAGCCACCCGTGCGGCATGTAGGTACTACCGCTGTCGTTGAACGGGTTCAGCGCCCAGTCCGGCGCGTGAATGTAGAAGATCGCCCACTCATCCGATGCAATCCACAGCCGGGACCGCACCCGATCATAGTACAAACTGCGAATCTGGAACGCTGGCGGCAGCGTCGCCAGATGGTGCCACCCCTGCTGCGTGAACGCCCACACGCTGGCCGGCTCTGTGTCGGTCGTCCCGTTCACCCCTGCCACCAACCAGTTGCTCAACCCAGCCAGCGCCGCAATCGCCCCCAGCCGTTGGTTATTGAAATCGTCGTCCCGGTTGATCCAGATGTCCTGTAGGCTGCCATCCTCCGAGTAGCGCAGAATCCGTCCCGCCACTGGAATGTACAGCGCCCCCTGGTGTACCACCATTCCCCGCCCGTTGCGCTCGTCGATGGTGCTCCACGGGAACAGCCCCACCGCCACATCCCCCGGCGCCACATAGTAAAGCGCCTCATCCGTCGCCACGTACAGGTATTGCCCGAAGCCCACCATCCCCCGTATCCGGTAATCGCTAGTCCCCACGTCGTTGGCGATCGCCGTCCATGCGCTGCCATCTGTCGAGTACCACAGTTGGTTGTTGTACGCCCGCCACAGATACCCTGACCACGAGCAGAACAAGTGGGCATCGTTGGTCGACGTGCCGCCCGTGTCGCTCGCTAGTGTCCAGGTGGAATACTGGCTCCCTTGCGGAATATAAACGACGCCATCGAATAACGTAGGCCCCCCCACGTCGTCTGGGGTTACTCCCGAAAACTGCACAACCCCTGTCGTTGCCGTGTACTGCCACACATCGGCGCCACTGTCATAGCGCAGGCATAGCGGCGCCGAAACCAGTTCGTCAGTGGATAACAACTGGTGCGCCGTGAACGTGCATATCTCTGACGAGCTGGTATCAATAAAAAACCCGCGCGCGCCGGCATGTCTCCTTATACCATACGCACTGACTTCCGGCCACGGTCGTTTGTACACAAAGAAAGGATCGCCACTGTTGGCCGCCCAGCTGGCGCCATCGTAGGTATAACTGCTGCCGCCGTACGTGGCGCCTTGTGCCACAACGATACTGTCACTGCTGGATGTGGGATAGATCACCCAATGAAACGTCACGTTCCCGCTGATGGATGGCGGATTGTAAACGCTGCTCAGCGGGATCCAATACCACTGATAGCCAGGCCGATAGGTCGCCGCCGTCGCCGTGCCGCTGGCTACCTGTGTCCCTGGCTGACCGCTGCTGTTGTTGTATAGCGCCGCCGTTAGCCCAACGCCATTTGGTACATCCCCATAGAAAGCAACCCCGCTGATCTCCGGACGCCAGCCCACCGTCGTGTCGCCGTACACCGAAATCGAGAATGACAAGCGCGTCGGATTCCCTGCGCCGCCGATGTCGATAGCCGAGATCGCACTGGCCGCCGCGGGTAGATAAGCGCACTGCTCGTTCGTTGCTGCTGTGATCAACTTCATCTGACTACACCCCAGCGCCGCGGGCAGGATCAACTGCTGTGGCACCCGGCTCTCGATCTCCCCAAACAGAAAGCCGCCCGCCTCTGCCTGTGCCTTCCCCACCCCGGCCTGCCAATCCGCCATCAGGAAGGTAGACCACGCCTGCAAATCCCCGTACTGGCTGCCCGTGCTCACCCTGGCCGCCATCGGGTTAGCCGTCGTCGCTCGGTAGCTGCGCGGCTCTGCCAATAAGTAGGGGCGCAGGTCTCCCGGCGCCCCCAATCGGATATGTCCCTTCATCATCTCCCCTTTTCGGTTAGCTGCCCGCCGTCGCCGTCAACTCGTAGGTAAACTGGATCGAATCCCCATTCACCACATTGACCGCCGAGAACACCGTGCGATCCATCAGCGTTCCCGCGCTCGAGGCGTTGAACAGCCCATGCTCCGTCACCGCCCGCGTTGCCGTATAGGATATCGTTCCCACGCTGCGATAGATATTGGCGCTTGCCCCTTCGGTCTGCGTGCCCGTGGCTCTGCCCGTCTCTACCTTCGTCACGAGCGCAGTATCTCCGACCGCCTCAGCCGTCGTGCCCGTGCCGCTGTCGTGGTAGAGGAATGTGCTGTGCGCCGCTTGAGACGATTGCAGTTCATCGACCAGCAGATTGACGTAGGAAGTTGTCACCACCCGATAGCCCAGCACGCCATAGTTGATCGTCGTGCCATCACGCCGGATCAGCACTGCCGACATTTTCCCCAGCAGCACGGGCGGCCCGAACGCCTGGCTATACAGCCGCCCCAGCATGTGCGCCAGCCACCCCCACACGAACGCCACCCGCAGCGCATTCCGCACCCGCCACGCCAGCGGCGCCCGTTCCCCTGTCACCTTGCGCACGGTCAGCCGTCCGCCCAATACAACATTGCTCTCCATGTCCTCACCTTCCTAGAACCAACTATCTTTGACTCTGAATGCCCCTTCGTCGGCGGCCTGTCCCGTGCCTGTGCTGTAGAATCGGTAGCGCCACGTACCAGGCCGGTTTGCGTCCACATCGACGTAATAGGCGCCCGTCGCCGTGCGCACTAGTTCCCCATCCGTACCGTACACATAGGTCGTTGTCGTCCCGGCTGGGTCGAGCATCTGAAATCGCACCCCCGTTGGATCGGTCGCCGCGCCCGCACTGGTCGCAAATGTCGCCGTGCAGCGCACCAGGTCGCCCTTTGAATACTGATTCATACTGCCGCATCTCCAATCGTCAGCGTCGTCTGCGCTGCGTTCGCAATCGTCAGCGCGGTCTGCGCTGCGCTCGCAATCGTCAGCGTCGTCTGCGCCGCATCGCTCAGCGTCACGTCGAGCTTGCTGGCCGAGGGGCCAAACAGAGCCCGCACCAGCCCCCCCGCCAGCCCCAGCGCACCCGCCAGGCTCTTTGCTATGCTGCGTGCCACCGCCCCAGAAAACGCCAGCGCACCCGCCGTGGTGATGTTGGTCTGCCGGCTCAGCGCACCCGCCAGCCCCAGCACACCGCCCACCGCCTGCTCGATGACGCCCGCCACCAGGTCAGCCGCCAGCGCACCGGCCAGCCCCAGCGCACCCGCCACCGGCTTTGCTGTCTGTCGCTCCAGCGCACCCGCCAGCGACAACGCACCGCCCACACTCACCAGCACCGTGCGCACCGCTGCCAGCGCACCGGCCAGCCCCAGCGCACCCGCCAGGCTCTTTGCTGTGCTGCGTGCCAGCGTTCCGGCTGGCGCCAGCACCCCGGCCAGGCTCTTACCTGCCGCCCGTACCAGCGCACCCGCCAGCGACAACGCACCCGCCAGCGCCTTATTCGTGCGCCGCACGTTCGCCCCGCTGGGGGCTACGCTGCCCGCTGCGCTCTGGTTGTACGTCGTGCCGCCGCCACTCGCTACAAACGGCACAACCCACGGCGCCATGCCCCAGCTGACGGGCGGCCCGGCTTCGTCAGTCAGCGTGCCGTTCTCAGCAAACGAGTTGCCGCTGCCGCTCCATTCATTATCGCGGCTGCTCCCCGTCTCGATCATCGGCATCCAGCACCACAGGTTGGCAAACCGCTGTGGCTGGATCTTGTACATCTCCTGCTGGATCTCGGCTTGGGTCAACTGCGCATTCCAAATTTTCACGTGCGCAATCCGCCCATTCAGCCATTCGCTGTACGCATCATTGCCCAGGTACATATTGGTGCCGGTGCCAGTTCCGCCGCGCCCGGCACTTGTAATATCGCTAACGCCATTCAGATACACCGTAAAACCGTTACCTATGTCATCACCAGCACTCGCATATGCCAGGTGATACCACGTGCCTGTCACCAAGTTGGTGCCCGTGCGCTCGGCGGCGCCGTCGTAGTGCAGCAGCGTTGTCCCGGTCGTCGTTGTTGCCACGATCTCGTTGTCGCCCAGCCCAAAGAAAGCCGTGTAGTCATTGCGATCTGTCGCAATGTAAATCCACGCCATGACGGTCTTGGCGCCCGCCAGGCGCGTACGACTCAAGCTGTCACCAGAAGCGTCAAAGCGAATTGCCATCAGGCAGCGTCCCGAATCTCTACCGCGAACACGTAGCAGTCCCCCGTCGCCGTGTCTGCGGCGTCGGCCACGTCACGCGCCACACTTACACGCACCAGGTCTCCCGCTGTGATGCTATCGGCGTTAGAGAGGGTGATGCTCAGTTGTTCCATGTACCCTGCCGTGCCTGGCACCGTGCCATCGTTGCCGGCGTTCACCGTATCGAAACTGGTCGTAGCGTCTGTATCGAGCGCATCGCCCGACGTGATCGCCTCTAGCGCCACATCGAACGCCACCCCGCCTGTAGTCGCCGATGCCATCGCATAGGAGATCACCGCCGTGATCGTGCCGGTCAGTCCTTGCGGAGCGATGAATGTCCAATAGGCTGTCTCGCTGGTCGTAGCATCGAAGCCCAGCACGGGGCGCCGGTTACTCAGTGTCATCTGCGGGTAGTTGCTGGCGGGAAACTCAGCGCCAAACGGCGTGCCTACAAATCGTGTCGCCATCGTTACACCCCATACTTCCACCGCGGCGCCCGTGGCACATGGCGCCGCCAGAACAGATCACTGCGCTGCTGGAAATAACTCAGCATCCGCTCGTGCAGGTCACGCTCCCGCGGACTGCCATCCGTCAGGTAGTACTCGTGCGCAAACGCACACGCCTGATCCAGTAGCTGGGCAAAGAGCGCCATATTGTGCGCCGCCACCCCCCACTGCACTGCGTCGCCGTCGCTGTGGCTGCCCGCCGTCGTATCGTGCTGTCCCCGCACCAAGTGCGTTAGCGTCGTCGCCCCACTCGCCAGCGCCACCCCTCGGTACCCGATCCACTCGGCGCCGATGCGCACCCAGCCCGCCCGCCCCACCTCCGGCAGTTCCGTATCTAGCGCCAGGCTGGTCGCACTCGCCGTGATCGCACCGTCCAGCGTCACCGCTGTGGCGGGTAGCCGCCCATTACGCACCGGGTAGAGCAGCCGCAGTTGCCCGTTGTATGGCACCATGTTCAGCCGCAGCGTGCGCGTGCCATCCTCCGCCGCTTCCACCTGCCAGGTAGTGATGTCTTTCCACGTGCTGAGGGTCACTTCGTTGGGGAGCAGTGGATCGACCGGCCACTGTGCCTGTGGGCGTACATCGTCGGGCAGCCAATCCTCCAGCGTGATCTCGAACTGATCATTCGGCCATCCGTTCGGCAGTTCGTAGGTAGCCTGCACACTCACCCGGCCTGCCCACGTGTCGAGCGCCCGGCTTAGTGCGTCCGTCAGTTCTGTCTCCGTCCACCGGCTCATGCCCGTGTCGCGTAACTGCCGCTGCATCTGCGCCAGCAGTTCGTTCTGTGCCCGTAGATACAGCATGGCTCACCCATTCCCCATCGTGCATCGCTGCAACGGGTCGTGCTCTCGCTGCGTTTTCCACTCCACCCACCACAGCCTCAAATAGACCAGGCTCTGGCGCAGCACGATCAGCGCCATCGCCAGAACTACGCCCGTGTTGATATGCAGCAGCACGGGCATGGGGCGCCCCATGCGCAGCAGCACCAGCCCCACCATCAACAAAAAGAAAAAGAGGCTCAACGTGAAAGCCAACCAACTCCACCACGCCTGCCCCCGATTACGCGCCACCATCCCCAGGTATGCCAGCCCTGGCGCCAGCACCATATAGCCCCATACCCTGATCACTTCGTCTATGCTCATCGCACCACCGCTATCACTCCCAACACAATCGCCAGCCCTGCGAGACTGACCAGCAGCAGCCACTGTCGCCGCGACAAGTGATACCCATTCCCCAGCCGCTCGAAGTAGCGCAGTACATAGTCGATCTCGTTTAGCTCCTCATTGTTCGTCTCGGCGTCCAACGCCCACCGTGTTTGCTGTTTGGGGTCAGTCTCATCCCGCCGCAAGTACTTGTCGTAGGTGTATAGTTCCTGCTCAAGGTATCGCTTCCGGCGCAGTAGCTGGGGAAACTCCCTGCGTTCAGCCATCGCGCATCACTTTCACATGTCGGCTAATGTACCCGTCACCGTGATCGTCCCGCTGGTGTACGCACTGATCCGGGCGCGCACCTGGCGCAGCCCCAACACCGTCACCCGGAACAACCCATCCGCCGTCGCCGTCGTCGCCGCTGCGCCGCTGTTCAGGTTCGTGGCCTGCACCGCTACCCAGTTGGTGCCGTCCACCGTCCCCTCCCAGGTAATCGTCGCCGTCGTAATCCCGGCAACCTGCGCCGTCAGGCTGTAATACGGCCCGTCATTCACCGGCGTGCAATCGAGCGCCGTGCCGTTCCCCGTCGCCGTCGCTGCGTTCTGCAGGACGGCCGTCTTGTAACAACTCATAGGACTCAACTCCTATATAGCAAAGCGATCCACACCAGGGCTAGGCGCCCAGCGCACCTACAATCCAGCTACGCTACGCAACACGTAACGCTTCGGTGCCGCCCGGCGCTCATGGATGCACCCAACCTTCACCCCGATGTGAATCGCCCTTGCCCTAACCCAGATAGTAGATCGAGATCGTCGCCTGCCCGGCCGTGATGGCGCCGAAGTCAGACCCGCCCGTCACCGTCACTGTCACCGTGGCGGCCGCCGAGTGAATCTGCGTGCCGCTGGGTGCGCCCAGGTCGATGGCGTTGGCTGTCGTGAAGACGCTTGGCGTGCCCGTGTTGTACCGGTCAACGTCCGTGCCGTCGCCCACCGTGATCACCGCGCTCGTGTTTCCGGTGAACCCGGTCACGTTGCGCAGCACCGCGCGCAGCACCCACGCCCCCACCGGCAGTGGCTCACTCAGCGCCAGTGTGCCCGCCGCGCTGCCGCCGTCCGTGAAGTCGGCGAAGTCGAACGTCTGGCGAATCTCACCCCAGCGCACCGACCAGTCATTGTCGGCGCCGTCGTTCTTCTCCTTCACGTACCAGGTCGTCTGCGTGGCGCTCTTCTTGCAGTACATGCTGCCCACCGGCGCGCTAACCCACGGCCCCCGGTCTCCGTCTGGCGCGTCCGGCCCGAACCACTGCACCGGCCCCGCCCCATCAATCCCGCTCTCGAACTGTTGTGGCTGATTCGTAATCATGGTTGTCTCCTGGTAGAGATCGCAAGAAGGGAGACTGGCGTAATCTCCAATCTCCCAATCTCCAATCTCCTAATCTCAGCTCGAAGTGCTAAACCCATAAATCAGCCCGTGGCTCTCCTCGTTGGCAATGCCGAACGTGTACTCGCCCACTACATCGGTGACGAAGTAGTCGCCCTGTTCGGCGATCTTCCCGGCCTCGAACGGACGCACCGGCAGCCACCCGCACTTCTCCTGGTTGATGAAGTACATATAGCCAGCCGGACACATCCAGTCGTACACCACCTCGACCTCGCCGTGTGGGGTCTTGACCATCGTGATCTCGCTGCCGCCGCGCGTCTCGTCGCGTGTCGTGCGGATGCTCCCCTCGTACATCCCGTTGATCTTCTCCAGCCCCCACGACCCGGTAATCAGATGCGAGCACATCCCGCCGCCATCCCTGATCTGCCGGATCTTCGTGTGGATGTCGCTGCGTTGCAGGCTGGCGCTTGCCAGGTTGGAGACGTTGGTCGTCACGAACACCCCAAAGCCGCCCATGCTGCCATACGCGCTGGCCGACCGCTGCACCCGCTTGCCATAGTAGAACGTGCGCTGGAGGAACTGCGCCAGCTTCCCGGCCTGGCCGCCGTTGGCAAAAAGCTTGCCCACCTGGTAGTCTATCTCATCGGCGATCCCGTACTTCTTGATGGCGATGGCCGTCTTCGTGGCCTTCGCCGCCTCGCTGATGATCTGGCTGTAGTTGTACGGCTGGCTGGCCGTGGTCGTGTGCCCGGTCGTGGCGTCTGCCCCTTCCGGCATCGCGCGCGTCAACAGCGTCACCGTTGCGCCGGTCGAGCTGGACGCCGCCGTCGTGCTGCCGTAGCCGCGCACCACCGTTAGTGTGTCGGAGCTAACGCTGGTCACCAGCATATACTCGCTGCCCACGCTGATGATGTCGCCCTGGCGGAAATACGATCCCGTGTCCGTCGCCACATCCAGCCCGGTCTCGCTGGTGTCCATGTCTTCCGCCGTCGTCGTGGTGTACGGCGACATGGTGTCTTCGATCCACTCAACCTTCGTCGAGGGGAAGTTCACCAGCTCAAACTTGCGCACGTTCTCCGGCCCAAAGCCCAGGATGTTGAGCAAAGGCGCTTCTGTCCAATCGATCATGAACACAGCATCGGCGATGCTGCGCATATTGACATTGCTGTCGGTGTAGCTAGTCCGTGTCCCGGTAGCCATCTCTCACTCCTCTATTTCTTGCTCTCTCTTACAGCGCGCACCCAGGCAGCCGGGTCTCGGCTCCGGCGCGCCGCCTCCCATGCGGTTGATAGTTCGCCCTCGCCAGCACTCGCCGTGCCGCCGCCCAGGTAGGGAGCGTTCGCTTCTTTCTTCTTGACCTCCAGCCGGTCGACCTGCTTCTGCAAGTCCGCCACCTGGCTGCGTAGTTTCAGCGCCGCCCGCTGCCAAGCATTGGCATAGTCCGTCGCCTGCATGATCTCGTCCGCTTCCACGCCGGTCTCGTTGGCGATCTGTTGGATGTCCTGCTGGCGTTGGTACGCCATGATCTCCAGGTCTCGCTGCTGCTGCATGGTGCGAATGGCGCTTTCGAGTTCCTTCTTTTCGTAGGCCAGCTTCTCGAAGTCGTCCAGCCCCTTCAGTTCGGACTCGCGCACCCGCCGCGCCATCTCCGTATTCTGTTGCTGCAGCTGCGCCATTTGCCGTTGCCATGCGGACTGCACCTTGCGGAAGTTCTCGTCCTCGAAGAGATTGAACCCCTTCGCCTTCGCTTCCTCTGCGCTCATCCCGGCCGGGGCCGTCTCGCCTGGTTGCGCCTGCGGTGTCTCTCCGCCCTGCGCTGGCGTTGCCGATTGCGTCTCGCGCTGCGGCGTGGGTGTCTCGCCCCTCGCCCCCCGTCCTGCGAACTGAGGCTGCCGCCCTGCTGCTGGCGCTTGACCGCCGGTCTCTGGCGATGGCGCCGCCTGTGCAGGCTGGCCGCTTGTCAATTCTTCTGCCATGTTGTGCTTGCTCCTGGAAATCGTGGCTGATAAAAAAGGAAGCGGGCGCCCGTCAACCAGGCGCCCGCTCCCCGCTCTCCTGCCATTCTAGCACGTTCGTTCTGCGTCTGCTACCTATCGCCTGAACCGGTTCCACGACTGCACCATCGGCAGGTACATCTGCTGTTGTGCTTGCTGTGGCGGCGCCTGTTGTCGCTGCTGTGGCGGCGTGTACTGGTTCCAATTCGGCGGCGCCCCACCGCCCCCCATCCCGCTGGGTGGCGGCTCCCACGCCGGCGCCGCGGGTCGCTGTGGCGGCGCATACTGCCGCCAGTTCTGCCCCTGCTGCATCGGCGCATCCCATGCGCTCACCCCTGCCCACGGGTCAGCCGGTGGCGCCGCCAGCACTGGCTCCGCCACCGCTGGCGGCCGGTACTCCTGCACGGGCGGCGCCTGCTGTGCCTGCTGCTGCGCCTGTGCTTCCCGCTCGTATGCCTCGATAATCTCCGGCCTCACCCTGGCGCGTGCCCCCCGCAAACTCTGCCGGTCGCCCCACACCACATTGCCGTTGCTGTCGAGCTTCCGCCCATTCTCATTGAACGATACCTTCCCGTCACCACTCACAAACACAGCGTTAGCTGGATGCGTTGCCATCTCTCCTATCCTTTCGGCGCTCTCCACGCCCGAATCTGATCCGGCCCAATCCGATCCCCTGCGCGCAGCCAGGATAGATCGATCTGATTATCCGCTGGCCGCCATCGGCGCAGCATCTCTGCGCTCACCTCCAACTCCCGATCCATATACCGCGGGTCAATCCGGGGTGGATACACGCGCGGCTGCCACTGGCCACCGCCGCCACCCCAGCCCCCACCGCCGCCGTAACTATACCCGGCGCGTGTCGTTGCCGTCGCGCCCGCCGTCTTCGGCAGGTTGCCGTACCACCAATCAAAGAACGGCGATAGGCTGGGATTGTCCTTGTAATACTGGCTCTTGATCGCCTTCGGCCAGTTGCGCTTGTACCCCTCGACCACACTCCAGATGTTGGCGCCAAACATCTCCTTCGCCGTGCTGAAGTCTGCGCCCAGATTGTAGCGGAACTGTTCGTCGTTGGCTGTGTCCTCGTCGTCGGCGCCTGGCCGCCCATACAGCCACGCCCCCACCGTGAACGCTTGCGGGTTGGCGTCGAGATACTGCGACCGCGCCGCCTTTGCCTCTGGCGTGTCCTGGTACGCCGGCGTCCGTGCCCACGCCATGATCGCCTCTTGCCCGAAGACCTGGTACACCTGCGCATACGCTTCCGGCTGGAACGTGTAGAGCTGCACCGCCCGCAGTTCCGGGTGCTGCGCCTTGAACTCCTTCCGCTGCTGGCTCCCACTGGGCAGGCTCAAGTACTGGTCGTACAGGCTTCCCGTCTCTTGCCCGAACACCTGGTACACCTTTGCCTTGCGTGCGCCCCACTCTGCGCCCTTTGCATAGCCCGCATTGCGCATCGCCCACCCTTCCGCCGTCGTGGGCAGTGCGCCATTGCCGTTGCCCATCACCGGGTTGGCCGGCGCCGCTATGCTCTGCGCCCCTGCACTCTGCGCCATCTGTGGATCAAAGAGCGTCCCGCCCGTACTCTGCGCACTCTGCGTCATCTGCGGATTGAAACCTGTCCCGCTCGTGGGTGGCATTCCTGGCGGCGCCCCACCTGCACCGGGTTCCAAAAGCGCAAAATTTTCGCTTTTGATCGGCGGCTGGACCTCCGTCAATCCCTGCTGCCAATCCGCTGCCCCCACCGGCCTGCGCTCACTGCCTACTGGTCTGGGCATCCCCGGCTGATACGCAATCCCCGGCGCTTCTGGGATCGGCGTCGCCCCTTCCTGCGCTACCTTCTTCCACTCCTTGTAGCCTGTCAGCCGCATGTACCCGTCCGGGTTGGCGTTGCGCCACGCCGCCCAGTTCTGCGCACTGTTGGCCGCCCGCTCTACGTCGAAGATGTCCTCCCCAAAGATCGCCTTTGCTTCCTGCCAGTCGTCGCCAAAGTCATAGGCGAAGTCTTGCCCGCTGGTCGTCGGCGTCGGCAGGTTGGCCCGCCCGTTCAGCCAGAAGCGCATCTCGGCGTCGTAGGGGTGCGCCTGGTTCCACGCTTGCAGCGCATCGTAGTACTGCTGTAGCGCCGCTTCGTCTGCCCCTTCCGGGTACTGCGGACGTTCTGAACTGTAGTAGTTCGTCCACGCATCCGGCCCAAACTGTGTGATCGCCTGGTCGTACTGCGTCGGGTTGTACCCCGCCATGATCGCCTCACGCACCGCGGGGTTCTGCTGCTTCAGCGCATCCCGTTCCGGTCCCTTCGCCGCCGCGTGATACTGCTGCCACAGCGCCGCCCCTTCCGGCCCCATTCGTTCCGCAACGGCTGCCCCCTTCGCATTCCAGTTCGCCGCCGTCGTCTCCTGGCGCAGTGCCTCCTGTTCCGCCCACGCCCGTTCCACATCCGTGGCGTACTTCAACTCCTTGTACTGCCGGATCATGTCCGAGGAGTACCGCCCCTGCACCAGCTTCGCAAGCTCCTGCTGCCACTCGCTGGATGGATTCATTTCCACCGACTGCGCAAACTGGTTCAGCCGCTGGTCGATCACATTCAGCCGCTGCTCTTCCCACTGCGCCTTTGCTGCGTAGTACTGTTGCAGCTGCGTATTGCTGGCGTTCTCCCCCGGCCACGCTGGTTTGCCCGGCACCGCCAGCAGCTTCTCCAGTTCATAGATCGCCCGCTCCTGCGGGTTCGCCCCGCTCGGTGGCTTGGGGTCACTCTCCGGCAGCCCAGGGTAGCGCCCCTTGATCGTGCCGGCCAGGTCGTAGTACTGCCCCTTGATGGCGTTCAGTTCCTTCTCGGTAATGTCGGGGTTCGCCAGGATCGCCTTCGTCACTGCGTCCGCCATCGGCCCGTACACCTGTGCGTCCAGTGCGTCCCACATCTCGCTGCGCTGCGCCGCCTGTGCTGGCTCCAGCTTGCCCGGCGCCTGGTTCCGGCTCCAGTACACCGGCAGCCCTGGGTTCTGTTCGAGCACGTCCCGCCGTTGCTCCGCACTACCATAGGGATTCGCCAGCGGATCATAGCCCGCCGTCCCGTAGGCTTGCTGCGCCTGGCGCATCTCCGCTTCGGCATCGGGATAGTAGTACATCGGCGATCCTGCCGCCAGCCCGGTAACGCTGCTCAGCGCGCGCTCACTGCCCGCCCGCTGCATCGCCGCCTGGTACGCTGCATCCGCCGCCTGCTGTGCCTGCTGTGGTATCCCTGCGTAGCGATCCCGCCCGTTCTCCAGGTTGACGCTAATCTGCTGTGCATACTGCGCCGCTGCCCCGTCGAACTGTCCTTCCTGCGCCATCATCGACAACGCCCGCCGTGTGCGGTACGGGTCGAACTGGTCGCCGCCTGCTGGCAATGGCTGCCCGGTCAACGCCTGGCTGATGTCGCTGGCTGCACCGTACATCGGCACAAAGCGCCGCACCGCCGTCTCCACCCGTTTCTGTCCGTTCGGCAAGGGAGACACAGCATCCATGTAGCTGTCGAGCGCATACTGCATCGCCGGCATGAGACCCGGCGTCACCTGCTGGAAGCGCAGAATCCACCGTTCCAGATCGTTGTTCGCTGCCTCCGGGTCTACATACTGGTTGATCGGCTGGGGTAGCAGCCAGTTTAGCGGGTTGCCTGCAAACAGCGTCCCGCCCTGCACCGCCGCCACCGGCACCGCACCCTCTAGTCGCTGTGGTACATCTTGCCGTTGGTTCGCATTGCGGATCGCCCTGTCTGTCTCATACACCAGGTTCATGGTCTTCGGCTGTGTCATCAGCCGCCGCGCCCACGTCGCCCCACCGCGTGTCCAGAAGTAGTGGTACGGAAAGACCAGGCTCAACATAGAGTCGAAGCCCCGCCTGTCCTGATAGTTCAGCATCGCCGTATTTGCCAGCGATTCACCCACCCGTCTGGATTCTGCCACCGCATTGTCGAATGTGGGCAGCAGGCTATCCAGCGTCTGCAACAGAAACCGCTTCTGCCCGGCGTCGAGGGTGTTGGGTGTGCGCTGTGCCAGTTGTGGCAGTGCGGCGACAATCCGCTCGGCGGCATCGTCGAGCGACTGGATCATATGCACCGCTACGTCACCCACCTCCGGTTGCTTGCGCTTGCCCCACATCGACCGGATCAGCTGATACAGATTCTCCAGCGACTCTTGCGGGTCATCCGTCAGGAAGCCAGGCGCCTCACCCGCCATCCCGCGGAACATCGGCGTATTGGATTCATAGGTAATCATCCCGGCGTAGGGCGAGTCAGTGTCCGGCATCTTGCCGCGCATCGCGGCGATCCACTCCAGCACCTCACGCCGGCTGCGGCTGGCAAGCTCCTTGATGTCGGCGTCGCTCATGCCGAACCGCTTCATCTCGTCGTAGGTATCCTTGACGATCTCCGTGACGCCCATCCCCTTGAACTGCCGTGCCTCTGTAATCACCGCCTTGTTCTCGGTGAACGTCGCCCCAGCATCCACATACTGCTGCAGGTAGCGTTCCACGTCGCCCAGGTCGTTGATCGGCTGGCCGCCTACCGTTGTCCCCATCAAATCCTGAAAGAGTTCTTCGACCTCTTTGGGGTTCATGTCCCGGCTGCGGTTGACGATCTCGATCTGCCCGCCCTTGTTGAAGCGCCGCGCCAGCCTGTCCAAGTCGAGATGATCACCCAGTGTCGCCGCCACATCCCTATCCCACGCCTGGCGCATGAACTCCCGCAACTCTGCCCGGCCCGCCATCCCCTCCTGTCCCTCGTAAACCATCCACGATGTTTCCACCGCTGGCTTGGGTGCCTTGCTCGTGCCCGTGATGGCGTGCCCGATCTCCTCCGGCGAGAAGCGTTTCAACTGCCCATCGGTGTAGCCCCTGCCGCGCAGCGTCTCCCCGTGGTCGGTGATCAGCTGCTTCTTTCCCAGCCGTGCCAGTTCGTCGACCTTCGCTTGCTCTTCCGGCTTCACCCACGCCACCGGCTTCTCCAGCCCTTCGATACTGGCATTCTTGAACCGCTTGGTCTTCCCGTTGGCGTCCGTCACAAAGTAATACTCGCCGTTCTCGCTCAGCTTCTTGACCGTGTACACCTCGCCCGTCTGCTTGTGCCGCACCTGCGCACCCGGTTCCAGCGGCGCCGGGCGTTGTGGACTCTCCCAACTGGCAGGCTTGGTTAGCCGTGCGTTCGGGTCAATGGCAGCGGGAAACAGCGGGCGGCGTGGCCCCGTTACGCTGGAGTCTAGTTCTACGCTGAATGAAAATCCTCTGTCTGGTGTTTGGCCGTATCCGTCCGGGTCAGCCTGTTTGTTCAGCCAATCAGTATCAACGTCCACATATTGTAGTTCGGCGTTGTCCCGGTAGTTTTGGGCATAGGTTTTATCTGTAGAGAACCACGCTTTACCGTCGAATCTGCCGGGCTGTGCGCTGCCATGGTATAGCCGTGTTTTACCTGTCGGTATCGGCGGTTCGACACCAGGCCCGGGCTTCGGCTCCGAGATCGACGACGGTGTGGCCCCTGCGTCCGGTTGCTTCCATCTCTGCGAAGATCTCATCCCGAAGTCCACATCCCGATCCGGGCTGGTCGCTTGCCGCAACTCCGCATCCGTCCACGGCGTCACAGGATCAGGGTAATCCGTAAACGTTTCGCCCGTCGTCGGCACCGTCTCCGACGTCAGATCGCCTGTCGGCTTGCGCACCGGCAGTGGATTCGCCTGCGCAATCTCTTCCAGGATCGGCTTCATCCGTTCTGTCTGATTCGTCACCGTGTACCAGTCGTTCAGCACCTCTTGCGGTACCAGCGGACTTGCCTGCTTGGGGTCACGCCCTGGCGTGTCGAACTGATGGATCGTCCCGTCGTCCAGTCGCCTGGCTAACCAGTACCCCTCCTTTTGGCTTGGCCCCAGCAGGGAGAACTCGCCGCCCGCAAACTCATCCGCCCACCGCAACTGCGTCGGCACCTCGTCGGCCATCCCCTGCGCCACGATTGCCCGCTTCGCCGCTTCGTTATAGAGCACCATGTTGTCGAAGCCGCGGTACCAGGCCGAGTTGCGCGCCGTGAAAAACTCATCCCACTTTACGTTGCCCGCCAGCGCCTCATTACGCACCCCGCCCAGCCAGGCCGCCACCTTCGCCCCCTCCTGGTCGATCTGTTTCTGCGCGCTTCGTAACACGTCGAGAGCGTCGATACTGGGGAAACGCCGGAACGCATCGTAGAGCTGCACCATGCTGGCGTCGAGATACTGCCGGTTGGCGTCGATAGCAGCCTCCCACAGTTCCCGGTTGTCTTTCGTGCTGCCCAGTGGTGTACCGCGCAGTTCGGCGTTCTTCTCGATGTCGTAGTCAAAGTAGCGGCGCAGGCTTGCCCACCAGTCATACTGGCGCGGCGCTTCACCCCCAGCCAACACCGTGCGTAGCGAGTCCGCCGCCCCCATGATCGTCTGTTCCAGGTCGGTCGATAGCTGCGTGTAAATGCGGGTCGTCTCTTGCCACTTGCGCTGCCACATCTCCGGCGTACCCGCATCCGCCGCCAGCCGTGAGAACTCGTCAACCTGCCGGCGTGCGCCCGTCTTCAAGTTGTGCAGCGTCGCCAGCAAATCGAATGCAACGTTCATCGCTGCCGGGTTCTGCACCGTCGCTGCCTCTTGCATAAACGTGTCGAGCGCCTGCTGTTGACCGTCGATCAGCCGCCCGGCGATCTCCTGTGCCTGCTGCTGTGCCTGCTTAGGATCGACGCCCGCCCGTGCCGCTGCTTGCATCAGGCTGTCGGCCATCTCCGCCGCTTCGTCGATGTCGTCCAGCTTCGTCCACTCGTACACCCCCGGCTGCGGCGCCGCATTGCGCAGCACATCCCCATACCGCAGTTTCTCCTGCCCGGCGATCTGCCGTATCCACGTGGCGATCTCCGGTATCCTGCTGGCCGGGTCGGGCGACATTTGCAGCCACTCCTCGATCCCGTTCTGCACCGCCTTCCACCCCTGCGCCGTGAAGAGTTCGTCGGGTATGCCCAACGTGCGCGGGTCGAACGGCTGATACGCCCCATACACTGCCTTGCGCGCGGCCTGTGCCACATCCTGCTTAGACCCGTTCACCCCTGCCGAAATCACCGAGTCCATGATCGACTTGCCCAGCGCCGGGTCAATCCCCAGTTGCTCGATCTTGGGTGACAATGCCTGGCTCACCACGTCGCCCCACACCTTGCCAAACGTCCGATTGAACCCCTTGTCGAACGCCCGTAAATAGAACGCCTGTTCACCAAAGGGAATGTTGGTGCCGAACAGATGCGTCATCCCTGACCACACCTGCGAAGCTGCCTCATTCAGCGTGGCATACGGGTTGTTCTTCTCCCAGATTGCCCTGCTCCAGTGCTGCCCATCCGCCGCCGCACTCTGCACCGCTTGCCCGCCCGCCATCTTGTTGGCGCCGCTGATCGTCTCCTGTAGCCGCTGCGTGGGCGCCGCCCCTACGAACTTGGCGCCCAGGTCGTCGAGGATGCCGCTTACACTGCGCAGGGAGTATAGGTCATCGGCCATCGTCGCCGCCGTCGCCGCTGCTGCGTTGCGTATCCAGTGGCTGGGGCGCAGGTTCAGCCACATGTCCGACAGGAATCCACGTTGCACCGTGCCGATCATCTTCAGCGCACCCTGCACGGTCGGCGTCTTCTTCCCAGCGTCCAGCGCCTTCTGAATGTCGGTCGTGGTTTTCTTCGCCGCGTCGTAGCTCATGGCGTCCGACGTGCGCACAATGCCGCCGTCTTTGTTCAGGTAATCAATCGCCCACTTCTCGCCGTTCGCCCCTGGCTGATCCAGCCTGCGGATACTCCACTTGGTAACGCCGTCGCCCAGCTCCTCCAGCGCCGCCAGCCCGTACTTCTGCCGCACGCCCTTATAAATGGCGTCGTCGAGTTGCGTCAGAAACTCCAGCGCATTGAACCCACCCGCGGCATTCAGCGCCGGCAGGTTGAGCACCTTCTCCTTCACCGCTTGCAGAATGGGCAGCGCCTGCAACTGTTCGTCGCCCGCCACCGTCAGGTAGCCATAGCGTACCCGGTCACTCATCACGCCCGCCGTCTCGCGCAGCGCCTTCGACGTGATCCCCGTCACCCCCTGGATCAGTTGCGCCGGGTTCTCGATCCACGTCTGGAGCAACAGCTTGGCGTCCGCCGCATTGTCCACCCCGCGGAAGAGTTGCGTCGCCGACTTCCACAGCGCATCCGCTTCCATGTGCGCTTTGGTCTCCGCCGTCCTGCCGAACAACTGCGTGATCCAATTGCTGGCAGCGGGCACCGTTACGCCATCTTCCAACTGCCCGGCCATTCTGATCCCATCCTGCACCGCGGCGTCGAGCGCCTTCGTGCTGGCTTGGCTTGCCTTGATCACCTTGTTCGTGGCCCGGCTCGTGCGCCACGCCGCCATCCCCGCATCCATGATCGGGTCGAGGATCAAACTCGTCGGGTCGGCGAAGATCCCCTCTACCAGTTCCGCCCAAATGTTCTGGTTCTCGTCGACAACATCAGCGTAGCTCTTGGCCTCCAACTCCCTGGCCGTCTGCCACATCAGGCTGGCCTGCGTCCCGTCACCCTGCGCCGCCAACTGGTTCGCCGTCTCGCGCAGCGTCTGCACATTCTGCTTCTGCTGGATCGCCGTCAGTGTGTCCCATGCGCGGTCGGCGCCGCTCGTCGCATTCAGGATCGATAGTTCCGCTTCACGCCGCTGCTCGTCGGGCAGCCCGGCCAGCGTCTCATTTAGAGCGTTGTGCTTTTGCCATTCAGACCAGATATAGTCAAGCGCCTGTGCGCCCACCTTCTCCCCGATACTGTACTCGCCTGGTTGCAGCGTCAGGTCGAACTTGTTCGGGTTGAACGGATTGAACATCTTGTTCAGCGCCCCGCCGATCGGTGCGTAAATCTGCGCCGGCGTCATCCCTCTGGGCCGGTCTGGCTCTGGCTGTGTGATCTCCTGCCCGTTGGCGAGTTGTGTGCCCGCCACCATCAGGTCGGTAAGCGGGTTGGTGTCCATGCCCGTCAGCGTCTTCTGTGGCACATAGAATCCCAGGTCTACCAGGTTGCCACCCACCTGCAATGCCGGGTCGTACCAACTCTGCGTCCCCTGGTCGATGCGTGCCTGGTTCTCTGCCGCCCGTTGGTCGCGTCGGCTTTCGTAGTACGTCCACGCCGGCCCCATCACATCCTGCGCCCAGTTACCCACGTCATACCCTGCGGCTCTCTGGTCTGCTGGCAGCATCGCCGCCTGTCGCTCCATCGCCGCCGTGTCTGCCTGTCGCTGTGCCTCATACTGTGCCGGGTCGTGCAGCACCCGTGTCACCATCCCGCCGTTGGGGTCTGGCGCCGGCGCCTGCCCGCTGGCGCGCTGCATCTCCCACTGCCGATACGCCGGAATCGGATCACCGGGGCGCAGCCCTGCCTCTTCGATCTGATACTGGTACGGCGACGCCGGCGCCCGCCACCGCTGGATCGGCTCACTCTCCCGGTCTCGTAGCACATCCGCCGTGGGTGTCGCTGGCTGCTCATATTGCCCCCGCAGCACATCGGGCGTGGCTCTCCCTGTCCCCTGCCCGCCCCGGCCTGGCTGCGCTGCCTCTCCCCTGTCCTCCCCTGTCATACTCAACAGGCGCAGCAGTTCCGCACTGCGCCCGCCGCTCTGGTTCAATGCCTGCTGCACATCCGGGCGATCATACGCGCGCACCGGCTCACGCCAACCGCGTGCCTGCTCACCCTCAGCGCGCAGCGCCGCCATCTCCCGTTCGTACTCTTCACGCGTCTTCGGTCCCTGCACCCGGCGCGGGGAGTCCTGATCTTCCTCTTCCTCACGTTCCCGAATCCAGCGCCGCACGCTTTCAACGTCGCCCCAGTCTGGCATGACCTTCTCCTGTCGTTACGCCCAGCTACGGATCGCCCGCACATTCGGCGCGTACGCCCGCCCATAGGCTTGCATCGCTGCCATTTGCCGTTCGTTCTCCATCCGTTCCCGCGACAGCGCCGCCTCTTGCGCCATCTGCATCTGTGCATACTGTTGCTGCCACCCGAACTGCGCCTGCGCCAGCGCGCTGCTTTGCATCTGCGTCAGTTCCGCCAGGGCGATCTCCCGCTGCTGCGCGTTGATCTGCCCGCTCCGGTACATCGCGTCCACCGACAACTGCCCGCGTGCAATGTCCGCCTGTTGCCGCTGGTACCAATCCCGCACGTCCAGTTCCCGGTTCTGCAGTTGTCCCTGTTGCCCCAGTTCCGCCCGTGCAATGTCCGCCTGCTGGCGTCGATACCAATCCTGGCTGGCGAGTTCCTGCCCCTGTAGCCCAAGCTGCCCGCCCTGATACTGTTGCTGCCACGCCTGCTGTTGCGCTGCCAGGTCAAGCTCCCGGCTTTGTAGTCCGCCCTGCTGGGCCAACTGCGCATACTGATACGCGTTGCCCTGTTGCTGCGTCAGTTCCGCCAGGGCTAGTTGCCGTTGCTCATTGCTCAATTGCCCCATGCGGTACTGCTCTTCGATGGTTGCCTGCCGTGCCGCGATGTCCGTCTGTGCCCGCTGGTACCAGTCCCGGCTGGCGAGTTCCTGCGCTTGCAGCCCAAGCTGCCCGCCCTGGTACTGTTGCTGCCACGCCTGCTGTTGCGCCGCCAGGTCAAGCTCCCGCCCTTGTAGCCCAAGCTGCCCGCCCTGGTACTGTTGCTGCCACGCCTGCTGTTGCGCCGCCAGGTCAAGCTCCCGGCTTTGTAGTCCGCCCTGCTGGGCCAACTGCGCCAGTTGATAGGAGTACTGTTGTTGCTGTGTTACTTCGGCGAGGGCTAGTTGGCGCTGCTCGTTCGTCAATTGCCCCATCCGGTACATCTGATCGATCTGGTTTGCTTGCCGCTGTAGATCGAGTTGCCCGCCCTGGTATTGTTGCTGCCAGTTCTGTTGTTGCTGCCCCAGTGCGTAGTTCTGTTGCTGCGTCAGTTCGGCCAGGGCGATCTGCCGCTGCTCGTTGGTCAGTTGTCCCATCCGGTACATCTGATCGATCTCGTTGGCTTGCCGCTGTAGATCGAGTTGCCCGCCCTGGTATTGTTGCTGCCAGTTCTGTTGTTGCTGCCCCAGTGCGTAGTTCTGTTGCTGCGTCAGTTCGGCCAGGGCTAGTTGCCGCTGCTCGTTGGTCAGTTGCCCCATGCGGTACATTTGATCAATCTCGTTGGCCTGCCGCTGTAGATCGAGTTGCCCGCCCTGGTACTGCTGCTGCCATGCCAGTTCGTTGGCTTGCTGGCTCAGTTGCCCCGTGTACCACATTTGTTCGTTGGCAAGCTGCCCGCCCTGGTACTGCTGCGTCCAGTCCTGCTGCTGCTGCGCCAACTGCTGGCTCCACTGGTCGGTCTGTTGTGTCCACCCGAACTGCTGCGCCCACTGCTGCGCCGCCTGTTGCGCCTGCCATTCCGCCATCGTCTGTTGGCGCCCGCTTAGCGCCATGTTGTACGCGTCCTGCTGCTGCGTCCACCCGAACTGCGCATCCCACCGTCGCTGCGCCTCGTTGAAATCCTGCGCATACTGGTATGCATTCTGTTGGAATTGCCCCAGCGGTAGCCATGCGGCGATTCCCTGCCCGGTGTTGCCGCGGTAATCTCCCCAGTTATTCGGTATCGCCGGGGTCGCCGTTGCTTGTGCTGCCCCCGGTACAGGCGTTGGCGTGGGTGTTGTCGGGTTCCATGTGCCCGGCACCGCCCCACCATATGGCGTCTGCCCCAACACTGGCGCCTGCCATGCCCCTGGCGATCCGGTCGGCTCACCAGGCCGGGCGCCAGCCGTAGGATCAGCCGGCATCAGCGGTCGCCCACCGCGATCTGTCGTCGTGGCTGGGTACACCGGCTGCGTGCTGTACTGCGCACCGTACCAGCTTGGCTGGCTGTACTGCTGCTGCGTGTTGTACTGCATCGGCTGCACCGGCTGCGTGCTGTACTGTGTCGCCTGGTTGCCGTACCAACTTGGCTGGCTGTACTGCTGCTGCGTGTTGTACTGCATCGGCTGCACCGGCTGCGTGCTGTACTGCGTCGCCTGGTTGCCGTACCAACTGGGCTGCTGGCTGAATGCCTGCGCACTGTACATCTGCACTGGCTGCGTG